ATTAAATTCTTTTTCTTGTTCTTTAGTATAATATTTATAATATATTTTATAGAATATTTGCTTTTTGTAAGCATATGCAAGAGCTCTTGTGCTTCAAGCTTGAGCTTGCGCCTTTACAATAAATTGTTATAGAAATGTCGATAATTATGGTTATAATCTTCTAAACTTTGAAAAAATAGAAAAACCATTATAGTTATAAATAAATAAATACATGTCAATCGAACACATGTATCATAATTATTCACTCTTTGAACTTCTCTGCTCTTTTCATGAATACGACAAATAGGGCAAAGCATTGTTGTAGTGAGTCTCCAGTCATTGTAGCATTTTATATGAACGAAAAATGTACATGCGCACGGGACTTCAACATATTCCTTAATAAATCGAGTTTCTAAAAAAGAACACCGTTCCATACATATAAAACAATCCATTACACAGCTATCATACGCTATTTCATAAAGAGATTGTAACACACCACGATTTAACTCCCACACTCACTGAACTATGTTCGGCTGATTAAAACAATATTTTTGAGCCTGTGCCTGCGGCATTGTAGAGTTCAATTCCGCCGTAGTTGGACCAGGACATACAACGGGATTCTGTCTTCGATTATATATTTGGAATCGGCTGGCCGACGTCGCATATTTTCCTTGTGGAGTCGCCACCAAAGAACATGGCTGGGGGACAGGAATTTGTAGAGCGGAATAGGCAGAAAGAGTTCCAGTGCTCTGCACAAATCCACCGCATTGATTTATTTGCTGAAGTTGTCCGATTAAATATGCCTGGGAACTATTACCGCCCCTGGAAGAAGGACTTGATAGGTATGTAGGCTGAGGACAAATGCCATTCTGCCCTGACCCTCGCGGCGCTGCCGAGCATTTTATGGTTTTTACTGCCCTCTGATCCGTCAGAGCGGAGCTGAAATTGCCCCCCTCTGTTATTAGGTCGCATCCCGCTGAATAACATCCTGAATCTGGGACGGCAGTGCTGGACATGGTCTATAGACCTCTAATCTGTTTGCCTTTAATTACCACTGATTGCTCTTGCCATTTTATATTAAGTTCAAATAGGGTGTGCCATGGTAATCCGTGGAAATCTTTCAACCAAAATAATACTTGCGGGGTGTCTCATAATTATTCTAATCGCCCTATCCAGTATTTTTTATTCACGAACTATAATTGTATCCATAAAAACCACGGAAACCTTCGAAGATGGTTCGAATAAAATGTCCCCAGATAAACTCAAAGAAATTCTTAAAAAAGCCAATCCAACTGGAGAGGAATTACAGGCTCTTCAGGGGGCCTACGAACAATTCTTACAATTACATAAAGATTTTTGTGCCCTTTGGACTCCTTTTTTAGAAACGGGTAGAGACTATGAGAAACAAAGTTCAAACGAAACAGGAAACGGAGGAGCTGCAGTAGGCACAGGAACTGTAAAAGAATATGTTCGCCTAATAAGTCTACGTGAAGAAAAAACATTCGTAGATTGCTCTGTGGAGTTTCCTCCAAAATTGGACGTAAGTCTAACAAGCCAGCAGATGCCCTATGAATCAAAAGCATACATGGATAGTCTGGAATATGGAATAAAACAGATGAAAAAAATACAGGAGGACACGAAAAAGGCTCTGACAAATCTTCCAAAAGGTTCCCAGGCACCTGTGAAAGAAAGTTTCATCGATATAATTTCTCAGAATTGTGAAGAAAAAGACGGAATTATACGATGTGTATTGAGTATAGACTCAACAAATAAGAATATAAAAGGACGAGCGTCCGAACGACTTGTAGAAATATTAGGAGCTGAGCAAGATATACGAAATAAAATGATCGAATTCAAAAAGGAGGCGAATGCCATGCAGCGCCTAAAAAATCGCGCTGAATCAGGAGAAATTGCGGCAGATGTAAAAATCGAAATTTAGTTAGGGATAGTGCCTTCCCCTTCCTCCCCTCGGAAATAAAGAAATCTAGGTTTGTCTACAATCACAAGTCCGATTTTACCAATTAATTTTTCACTGTTTTATTAAATCGCCGATTTCTTTCTATTTTACCAGGATTCTTTACTAATTCCTTTAAAGAACGTAATCGTTGACGAACGGATTCTCGACGCAACCGCTGAACTTTCTCTTTGATGAGACTTTCAAATGACTTCTGCTCACCTTCGCATTCAAGGGCTATATAGGGAAAAGGAAATTTTCCAGGATTCTCCCTGGCATCTCGAGTAATTCTGACGACCTGTCTTGCCAAACTCTCAAACGCCGACAGGAATGCCGCCTCATCCCCTACACGTTTCGCCCCCATCCCACGAATCCCCAGGGCAAAATAGAGAGTTGCCAGGGTGTCCACGCTCGCTATTTTCAGATTTTCACCAGTATTTAATACAAAATTATAATAGGAATGACACGCCGATTCCTGGATTAATAATGCAGCGGCCCTGGAACCCCTATAAAGTATTAGCATCTCGGGCAACATATCGCCATTAATGGCTGAATACAAATTCCCCACTACCTGTTTTACTTTCCTATTCGGTTTTGTCGACATCACAATCGTATCTTGTAGAATATCTTTAACTAACTGACCCTCCTTGTGTAAATCTTTTACGAAAAAAATAATCGGATATTTGTTTCCTATTTGAAATCGTTCATTGCCAGACTTCGATTTTCTATTCTGCTTTCGAATAGTAAGCATTCTATCATAGAAACTAACTAGGTCTGCTCCAGCAAAAACCCTGTTATTTTGTATGATATATTTCATTATTACTCCGTGTTCATTTTTATTCAGCGGATTTTTTAGACCTTTCACCACACCATCTCTGCGCCTCATTGACAGAGCATTCGAGCGCCCAAGAGGAACAAAATTATCCAAGAGAAGTAGTCTCTGATAAATCTTCTCCCATCGTGCGACTTCTCCTTTGGGGCGACTCAGTTCCAAGTATATTAACATTCGCAGAGTATCAGCATCCAGATAGGATATTTTATTATGAACAATGGCCCGTTCACTTAATAGGGAATATAGAGCGGGTTCCATTTGTGTAATATCCGCAATAGGATAGTAATCCACATAGATTTTGATTGTTCCCTCGTGAATTCCCAGGCGGGCACTGATTTCTCGAAAACCAGCAGATTGTAAATCGCGGACTATCCCTACCAAGTCATTATCCATCTCGGGTGTGAAAAAATCGTAGTCGGGAACTGTATGCTCTGGGTCGTAAAATTGGTAGGCTTTGGGTAAATGCGCATTGAGAGCTTGACCACCATAGCAAATTCTGTGGGTTTTACGTAGAAATCTTTCAACGATTTGAATGGCTTTCTGGATATTAGGGTTGTGCGCATTGGCGTAATCTATTTTTTCCTGTGCGATGGCCACAATTTCAGCAACTCTCTCGAGTTGTTTTTGAAAATCCTCCTGTTTCAAGCGCTGCGATGGTAATTCGCCAAAATTATCGTATTCCATCTAGCAGATATGCGCTGCCTTTTCTATAGACGACAATATATTATTATATGGCACGCATAATACCCCACAGACCTTCTTTGCGGGCCCGATATGCTCATTTTTCTATATTCTAGGGTCTAAATGGGCTGTCTCAGAGACCCACCCTTCGCATCTAGTTGCTGCGAGGGCGTTGGAGGAACAATGGCGCGTGGTTTCTTGTATCGCAATTCGGCAGGTTTCGCCTTGATACTAAATACAGGGAAGACACCCTGGCGGGCGTTAAAAATATAATCCTGATTCGTTCCAATATTTTCATCCCAGATGGCAATTGGAACACAGTTGACTCCAAAACTACTTGCTTTCTCGAATTCTTCCTTTGTAGGAGAGAAGGCTGGGTCATTCGGAAGAACAATAGTCCATTGAAGTTTCATGCGCTCTATGATTTGGTCTTTGCGATCCGAAGGAATTATTTGATAATCACCCACCTTTTCAAGTAGACCAAATACTTGGCCCTGTGGTGATTCAGTCACACCAATCTTGGATTGATTATAATATAGCCGTAGATTCACCAGGAAATCCAAATCCTGTTTGGCCGTATATTTCCCAGCGGGAGCATCGCGAAATCCAGACGTATCCGCATTGGAGAATACAAGGACTTTGCCTGAATAGGAAGAAATAGGATTGGTTAAGAGACGACCTTCCTGTGATTGCCTGTTATATGTTCCCGTTGACTCATTATGAAGCATGTATTGATAAAGGGGCTCAAGATTTCTTGCCACTGCCGAATAAAAATCAAGAGTCACGTCGGATTTCTTGGAACCTGGAAGACGTAGGAAATTGAGAACTAGGATGACGGGGTCACTTGACTGCGGTAGAGAACTCTGTAGGGCATTGAGTGCGATGGCGTCTGCTACCTGGCGAATATTAGAATTTTTGTCGGTCTGTTTCTCTGCTCCATTGGACACAGTCTCTGCCACGGACTTATTCTGGCGATCACGAACAACGATTCTGGGATATGCATTCTTTGTAGACCCCATGTAGTCTATATCAATCACGAAAACACGACAGCCCGCCTGGGAGGCAATTGCCACGGCCTCGGCTGGATCCAAATAACCATCCATAAACGGTCCTAAATATCCCGCAATACGACATCCAAGAGCATAATAATTTACCAGGCATCGCTCGTCCTCTGGAACAGGTTCCTGGGAAGAATTCGGATTAAATCCTTTGCGCCGTCCACTTACACCTTTGAAGTGAGTCATAATAGAAGCCATCTGGCGTTTGTAGTTTGCCTGGGAACGATAATCCTGGCTCGGGTCCGGATTCTGAAATGCCTCCTGGGAATTCAAATAAGAATCAATGTATCTCTGAACAACATATGTAGATACAATTACAAAAATAGCCAAAATAAACATGTATACTAATTGTGAAAGAAGGATTGGTGCTGATAATTTCATTAATTTCCACCTGCCTTCACAGACTATCTAACAGTTCATGGGTTTATTTTAAGTAATAAAATAAAGACACGAACTAAATAGGAAACGATATGAGTGCTGTAACTCAATTTAGTTTTGATTTACTGACCACTATAATGCCATTACCGTCGCCTATCATTCCATCGACGAAATGTAAAAAAAGGCTTTCAAATGTGTATAACTATCCTGTCTTTTACTTATCTCCATCCGAATTACGAGGAATTCGTGATGATATTATTTGGGCGGAGAGGAAAAGACTGATGAATGGGCTGTTTCGGTTTGATCGTGACTGGATAGGAAATGGCGACGGCAAACTGGAATATACTCGTTCTGACCACCGACTGCCACCTGGTTCTCCTGTTTGACCTGATTTCCGAGAAATTTGGAGAACTGTGCCAGAGTTCCATCGCGGCATACTGAGCACAGAGCCGTTAATTGGAGGAATTCGTCGGCGTGCGGTATTAGTCGTAGCATATCTCCAAATGGCCTACGCTCACTATCAGCACTGAGTCCCCCCACTACAAGGTGAATATTCATAGAATCCACCCAGGCGGTGACGTATTTGAATAGATCTGGAAAGAATTGTCCTTCATCAATTACAATAACTTGATAGGGTGTATTTCGTATTGTGTTGTCGATTTCTGCGAGACTACTAATTTTAATTGCATCAAAGGATTCTTTATCATGTGTTACGATTTTTTGAGAACTTCCCTGGGAATCATAGCGATTGTCGGCAATATAATTGATGACAAGAACATTGAATCCTATTGAGCGATATCTGCGAATTCGTCGAATAAGCTCTGTAGTTTTCTGGGCAAACATACAGCCCATGAGTAGGGACAAGTGGCCACAGGCGGACATTTTCTGTAGAATATTAATTCGATCTGGGCTCAAATTTATGACTGGTTGGGGGCTGGCTAGGGAACTCACATGCGCCCCTCGGTTAAAATTGCAGACAAAAATATGACTATATAGTGTAGGGTGCCAAGAAATTACTATGATTAAAAATATTGAAAATCTTCCAGCAGTTTGTGTGAATCTTGATAGAAGAAAAGATAGGTGGCAAAGATTCTCTTCACAGCCAGCCTGCGTTAGGATGATTCAGTCGGGACAACTAAAAAGGTGGTCTGCGGTCGAGGGAAAAAATATAGAATGGCTGAGTGACAAAAGGGTGAGTCTTATTGCAAAGAGAAACATAAAAGAAAAATGGCGACGTTCTCATGAAGATTTGAATTCAGTGGGAGGTATAGGTTGTGCTCTAAGTCATATCAGTATTTGGAAATGGCTGGTAGATTCGGAACACGATGCAATGATAGTTTTTGAAGATGATGCCAAAGTTCCCGTTGATTTTTCTAAAAGACTTCAAATTGCTGTAGATAATTCAGTAATATTACAAAATGGAATGTATGATCTCATAGTTCCGGCCGCAACTGCGCGAATGAATGAGGAACCTGTGGAACGTTTTGTGAAGAAAGTCGATTTTTTCATGTGCACACAATTTTATATTATTACTAAAAACACGGCTCGAAAATTTTTAGCGAATGTTTATCCTATTACGGAACACATTGATTTATGGATATGTCTGTATAAATTCGTATATGGTCTCAAACTCTATTGTATAAATCCCAAATGGATTAATGTAACTCAATTCGGCAGTCCATCTGACATTACACCGATAGATTACTGTCCCCTGTGTAATTATGACACCGAATTTTACAAGACAAATCGCCTAGTGTCGAAAATAGACTTCTGGTCAATGCGGATGGCGGAAATTGGACTGGCAGGATTTTGTGGCTGGCTACTCTGGAAACATTATGGAAGAACCAAGTAGGTATTGACTGGTTTATCAAATGGCCGATACTAGAACATCCGCTGGTAAAATACCCATCTTCTGTATTAATCTGGATAGGCGTCAGGATCGCTGGCAGGAATTTACTTCTCAAGAGGGAATTCGGAATTTAGGAAGTGATGCTATAAAGAGATGGGCTGCTATTGACGGTAATACCATAAATATTACTTCAGATGAACGAATAAGTTTTCGTGTCAAGAGAAATATAAGTAAGAAATTGAGAAGAGCATGGGAGGATATTAATAGTGCTGGTGCCATTGGATGTTATTTGAGTCACGTTGGGATATGGAAATGGCTCGTTCAATCCAACACGGAAGTGTGTATCGTAATGGAGGATGATTGTGTAGTCCCGCCAGATTTCGGAGAAAAAATACGACAATTGTGGGAAGAATCTGCGATTATAAATAATAAGAGATATGACCTGTGTATCCTACATAGGCGATGTGGAGTTATTGCGACGGATGATGGCAAAGGGGGTGATGAAAAATTAGAATTATTGGATACTTTTCATAACACAACCGCGTATATAATAACACGTGATTGTGCTAAGAGACTTTTGGAGGAAGTATTTCCTATTCAGGTGCACATTGATAGAATGATGTTAATATATAAGAGTTTATTTGGTCTGAGGATTTATCGAGTCAAAGAAGACTGGCTAAACATAACCTCCTCGGGAAGTGTGTCAGATATAAATACTGATATTTGTCATTTTTGTAATATTCCATCGGATTTTAATCGAAGTTTGCAAAGAATGTCGAAGATTGATTTTACAGCGGGGCGTCTAGCTCAGATTATTGCAGTAGTCGTGTTTGTATCATGGATTGGAGGATTGGCAAAGTGACCTAACAGCCCCAATATCGTAGATATGTATCTTCAAGTTGTGGGGGAGGCTGTAATGGCTGGGGCAAGATTGAAACTGGGGTTGGGACTGGGGCGGCGGCAGGGACTGGGACGGCGGCAGGGACAGGAACGGCGGCAGGGACAGGAACGGCGGCAGGGACTGGGACGGCGGCAGGGACTGGGACGGCGGCAGGGACTGGAACGGCGGCAGGGACTGGGACGGCGGCAGGGACTGGGACGGCGGCTGGGACTGGGACGACGGCAGGGGTGGCACTATGCCAAGTTTCAGCCAGGGCTTTCCAGGAGGCTGGGAATGCTTTCTCCATTTCATCCGCAACAAGCCGAGCATATTCCTGAATTTCTCTCTGTGCAGTTGGATCCAGTCGTAGAGAGCACAGCCGCGCATATGCTGCCAAGCTCGCAGTTTCAATGAATTCCGTATACATAGATTGAGGCAAAACAGCCCTCGCAATTTCAGGTGCAACTCCATAGGAAAGTAGACGGTCATATGCTTCCAACGAATCATTGATTGTATTTGCCATGATTCGATGCGCTACCTCGGCATCCTTTACAGGTTCAGGACGAGACCCCTGCTTCGCCTTGGGGTCCCTCGCACGCACGGACTCGGGCTCAGGAATCCAACACTCAGGCTGAAAGTCTACATAACGCCGACTCACCTCATTCCTGGCAAATCCGACCGTGTGTCGAAACCATTCCCGTGCCACAAAAATAGGCATTTTAATACGGAAACGCGCCTGGGGATGAAAAAAAGGGCTTACATGATGATGACGAGCCAAGTAACGCAACAGTTTCTCGTCTCGCTCATCCAATTCTTTTGACTCTTTGGCAAAACTCACACGCGCCGCATTTACAACAGTCAAATCCGACCCGAAAACTTCAAGAAGTTCCACAAGTTTGGGAGTGTCCATTTACATTATATTATCATTAGTTGTTTAGATTCTCATTGATGTATAATAGGTGAGACGGGTATATACGCTGGACACAACATTGTTTCATCATAAGTGCCATCTGCATCTTCATTCCTAGCATCAAGATTTTCTAGAATTGGCGGCACAAAATTACGTGTAATTCTAGGCAAGGAACGTGGCAATACATTAGACATATCTACTGTGTCAGACCCAGCCGCACCAGCCGCACCAACAGCCCCTACCACATTACTTTCATCAATTTGACTGGTCAAATCCTGACTGATGTGTCGCTGTAAAGTATTGCTAAAAGTAGCTTG